TTGGTTACGCTTTTCAATGTTGATGATACGTACGAAACTATTGGTAACAGCAGCAGTATAGTAAGCAAAAGGATTATCAGATTTACTTTCATCGAATTGTAGTCCTATTTGAGTTAATTGTAAAATGGCCTGCCCACGCATTTCATCGTTGTAGGTGTATCCACGGACATTACCACGAGTAGCATATCGTTCACATAATTTTAAAAACATACGAGCCAAGTTATCAGTCATCTGACCGTGCTCTTTATTGAACACGCCAGTGTCCAGAGGACCTTTCCAATGGCTTTTACCTACACAGATCAAGTTGCCTTTTTCATCAAACTTCCAATGTTGGAACGGAGGAAAGTTAACTTTTTCATGACTGTCGGCAGTATTTTTTAGTGTCTTTTTACGACCCGGTGCCAGCGGAACATGCTCAAATGTCATGATACGGAACACTAGGTCCTCTTTTTGCATTTTTTTGTAATCGATTTCAAATTCCTTTGCAGGAATCTTTTTTCCTTGGGCTAACATTGCAGCTTCATGTGCTTGTTTTGATAGCCTACTAGCCCGATTTCGTTTGGCTTCTGCTATAGTGCGTATATTGAGTTTGTCAAGGCTGCTGACGATTAGGTCATAATCGCTATAAATCTTATCAGTGAATGTACAGTATGTGTTTTTACTTCTGTGGATCTCTTTCAATAAATCTTTATTAGTTAGATACTTTATTTTTGGTATAAGCGTCATTAGATATAATTCTCCTATTACTTAATATAATAGCACATTTTGCAAAGAATAAATAGAGTATAACGAAGGATATTTACTCAAAATGGCATTATCAGCGAACCCTTTAGCACAACTAGTAGCATCTGTTTCTGACTCGGTAACTAGAGCCACCAATGAAGCACAGGCTAAATTACCACAAGTAGGAGATGCTCTTTCGAAAGCAAATCTTGATGCAACAATTTCACGACTAAGTGGTGACATTGGCAGCGGTTTAAATGGACTAACAGGTTCCGCTAACAGCCTGGTAGCTGGTGCCGGTTCACAATTAAGCGGGCTCGGTGGCACCATACAAAGCACAGTCTCCGGTGGTATATCAACTCTACAATCAGTAGCAGGATCTACCAGCAATATTACTGCTGATATTTCTGGGTCATTAAACAAACTTGCTGGCGGTAACTTAGCCGGCGGATTAATGAGTATTGCCGGAACAATTTCGTCAGCCGCAGGCATTTTGAATAATTTTTTAAGTCTAAAAAGAGGAGCAAATCTACCTTCCGGTGGCGAGCTATTCATGAAGCAAGGATCTCCGATTCAACTTCAACCTAATGCCAAGAACGATTGGCGTGTAAGAATTAACTGCGAATGGTCAATTTTTAACAGCCCATTGTTTGCCCTTTTAAGAAATACAGGCGGAGTAGTTTGGCCATACACTCCAAATATAACAGTTGCTACCAAAGCAAATTATACCCCAGTCGATGCTACACATAGTAATTATACATTCCAGGCATACAAGAACAGCGTTGTGGAAGACATTCAAATTTCTGGAGAATTCAGTTGCGAGACCGAAACTGATGCAGCATATTGGATCGCCGCAACGACATTCTTTAAGACAGCTACCAAGATGTTTTTCGGTGAAGGAGAGTTTGCAGGTAACCCTCCTATCGTCTGCAACTTGTCAGGATATGGGTCTAGTATATTTGACAAAGTTCCAGTGATTATTAAATCCTTCTCTGTAGAACTTAAAGATGATGTTAACTATATAAAATGTGACACATTTGGCACCAACACTTGGGTACCGGTAATGAGTACTATTTCAGTAACGGTAACTCCTGTTTACAATAGAAGAAGATTAAGAAAATTCAGCCTGCAAGATTATTCAAAAGGCAAAACAGCAGACGGCGTAGGATACATCTAATATGGCAACAACATATACTAAATCTAGTCCATACAGCACTACAAAACAGAACAAAGTATATTTGGAGTTGTTGTCAATACGGCCGGTTCCTTCAGAACCAGATGACTTTCGATATGTAATCGAAAGCCAATATAGACACAGACCGGATCTGTTAGCTTATGACCTATACGGCAATCCTAAACTTTGGTGGGTGTTTGTCCAGCGCAATATGAGTGTCATCAAAGATCCGATATACGACTTCGAGCCAGGAACTGTTATCTATCTCCCAAAAAGATCGAACCTAGAAAAATTTTTAGGAATCTAGCATGGCTATCAGAGATATTGGTAGAGCAGTAGTAGAAGGGGTAAGACCAGATGGCGGCGCCGGGCTAGTCAGCGAATTATCAACATTCGTCAGCAGGGGTCTAGCAACAGTAACCACAGGACTAACAGTAGCAAGAGCCACAGATGCTATAGCTAATGGTGCAAGCACTCTTGCAACAGAGGTTGATAAGTCATTAGGATCTACAATCCAGTTACCTAAAGTAATACCAAATCCTTTAGAACAGTTTGCTTCTTATACACCGCTGTGGACACTGGCTTGTCTAACTCCGGACCAATATAATGATCCTCGAACATACAGAAATAGTCCTGCAGACTTAAAACACATCGTAATGAGTTCCGGCGGAAGATATGACAGCCAGCGTGTACAAACTGCAAGCGGGACCCCAGAATTTTTCATTAATAACTTTACCATGAAGGCGGTTGTCGGAGCCAATAAAAAATCAGGCAACAGCAACGCATTTAAGTTTGAATGGACTATCTATGAGCCATATTCCATGGGACTGTTATTGCAGAGCTTACAGATAGCGGCTCGTAATGCCGGTTATACAAACTATCTTAATAACACTCCGTTCGTCTTAAGATTAGACTTTCAAGGATATGATGAATTAGGGGTGCCTTACACATCAGTTAAACCAAAATTTTTTACTCTGTGTATAACAAATGCAAAATTTGAAGTCAACGAAGGCGGCAGCACATATAAAATGGAAGGTGTTCCGTTTAATCACAAAGGATTCAGCGACCTTGTTAATCTAGCATTTAACGATGTAAAATTAACATTAGGTGAAGCAGGAACCGTAGAAGAACTTCTATCGGGGTCCACAAATGAAAGTCTACAGAAAGTTTTAAACGACATTGAGCAGAGATTAAAAGACGATAAGGCTGTAGGTGAAAAGGATGTCTACGAAATAGTATTCCCTACATCGTCATCAGATTTCACGTCAGTGACGGGCCCAGCGAATACAAAAACGGCCACAGTAAATCCAAACCAAGCTCCTAAGACTGTGATATCCGGAACAAATGTTGAAGTACAAAAAGATTTTGACATTAATGAAATTGGAGGTTCGAGTCTGGGATTTGATCAAAGCAAAGGCGGAACATTCGTAATGCGCAAAAATGATCAGCGCGATGAAAAGACAGGTCAGATCAACAGAGATAAAATGGTCATTGATCCAGGCAAGCGTGTTTTTCAATTTGCTCAAGGGCAGAGCCTTACAGCAATTATGAATCAGATAATTCTAAGCTCAGACTACGCTGCTAAAGCAATTGATCCGAAGTATAAAACTCCTGAAGGATTTGTTAAATGGTTTAGATTAGACGTGCAAATAGAATTATTAAAATTTGATGCAGTAACAGGAGATTATGCCAGGAAGTATACTTTCCGTGTCGTGCCGTATTTTGTACATGAAACTATATTCTCAAATCCAAACTCAGCTCCGATTGGGTATGCTGAACTACAGAAAAATATTTCCAAAGGATACAATTACATCTATACAGGACAAAATGTTGATGTATTAAAATTTGACATACAGATTAACAATCTATTCTATACAGGTGTTACTCCGTCTAAGCCTAGCGATTCAGGAACGGCTGCAGATCCTAACACCAGCGGCGCCACTGCTCCACAGGTTAATAAAAAAGCCAAAACCGGCCAAGGGCCATCGGCAGGCGCACAGTTGGCCAGCGGCGGCCGTGCTCGACTTGCACGATCTCCTGAGCTAATAGAACAATCGTTAAAAGGTGGGTCTAGTCAAACAGATACTGAACAGCAAGTGGCCAAAGCCTTCCACGAAGCCTTCCTAAACAATGGTTCGGAATTAGTCACAGTGAATCTTGAAATATTAGGTGACCCGTATTGGATCGTAGACAGCGGAATATCTAATTATTTTTCATCGCCGTCAGATAGCAATCCAGCATTAACCGAAGACGGTACTATGAATTATGAAAGCGGAGATGTTTATGTGTATCTAACTTTCCGCACTCCGACAGATATAAATGAAATTACAGGATTGTATGAATTTGCAGCCGGCAACACAATAAGTCCGTTCAGCGGAATTTATAGAGTATCTGCCTGCGAAAGCCTGTTTGCTGATGGTACATTTAAACAAAAATTAACCTGTCTGAGAATGCCAGGGCAAGCAGCTGATTACAAAGATAATCCGCCAGAGTTATTGACAGATCCAAATATACCAACATCTAGCGCAATGATTCTCGGTGACGATGAACCAATTCCAAGTTCACCATTGGATGATCCTGGTTATACTAGTGAAGACTTTTAGGTAAAATAAAAAATGGCAGAAGAAAGAAGACCGTCGTCGGAAATATCTAATCAAGGTGGACTCAGATCTGGGCCATACCTAGCCAGGATCGTAAATCATCTTGACCCTAGTCTTATGGGCAGTCTTGAAGTTACGCTATTAAGAGAACAAGGAAATACATTCGGCGAAGACACCCAGACGCACACAGTTAGGTGCGCAATGCCATTTTTCGGCTATACTGGTTTTGAATTTATGGGACAGAATTCTGCGAGTGTATCTGGAAAGACTATTGATGCGTATAATGACACGCAGAAGAGTTATGGCATGTGGTTCGTGCCACCAGATGTAGGTGTGACAGTATTAGTGGTATTCGTAGACGGTGATCCTGCACAGGGATATTGGATTGGATGCGTACCATCGAGATTTGCAAACAATATGGTTCCGGGGATCGCCGGTGCTTCTCAAATAGACATTGACAAAGCAGACAGTGATCGTTACGGAATAACATCTGGTCCAGAACAACTAAGAGTAACAAATTTACCTGTCGCTGAAATCAATAGAAAACTAAATCTTAAAGATAGAGAAATTGACCCAGAGAAAATTAAAAAACCAGTGCATCCGATCACAGAGCGTTTTTTAGAACAGGGATTATTGTTTGATGATGTTAGGGGAGTTACCACTAGTTCTGCTAGACGTGAAGCACCTAGCATGGTGTTTGGAATATCAACTCCTGGTCCCCTTGATAAAAGAACAAATTCTAAACGAGCAAAGATAGGAACACAAAATTCACAATCTCCCGCACCAGTTCCAGTTAGTAGACTGGGCGGCACACAATTTGTAATGGATGATGGCGACGAGCGATATGTTAGAGCAACTCCCGCAGGCGGCCCAAATGCCGGCCCTTACAAATATGTTGATGTGAATAATGTCAAAGACGGCCAACCGGGTGATTCGACATTACCGTACAATGAATGTTTTCGAGTTAGAACTAGAACTGGACATCAAATCCTTCTACACAATACAGAAGATTTGATTTATATTGCCAACGCTAGAGGAACAGCATGGATAGAGATGACCAGTAATGGTAAGATAGATATTTTTGCAGAGGATAGCGTAAGCATTCATAGTAAGAACGATTTTAATTTTAAAGCCGGTAGAGATATTAATTTAGAAGCCGGCCGCAATATTAACATAAAAGCAGAAACAGGAAAGATACATGCAGAAGCCGAAGGCAATTTTGAATTGCTGGTCAATCAAGATGGTAAAATTACCATTGGCGGCAGTCTCGACATATTAGTTGGTAAAGGCACTAAAATATCTCAAGTAGCAGATTTTGAAATAAACAGCGGAGCAGATAATAGATTCACAGCCGGCGGAGATACCAGCCTCGGCAGTGGTGGTAATCACAAAGAATCTGCAACACAGATACACATGAACAGTAACTTACCTGCTGAACCTGCAACATCAGCAACATTTGTAACACCGCTGGAATTGAGAGATAACATAGGAACAAATGGCTCAAAAGATTGGGCCACTACCAGATACATATCAGGAACTGTCAGCAGCATAATGCGTCGAGTACCAATGCACGAACCGTGGGCACAGCACGAAAATCAAGCACCAGATCAACTTACCCCTGATAAGACAGATAGAGAAGTCTAGGAGATATTATGGCGAATAAATTATATAATCAAAAAACAGTAGCAGTAAACACAGCATCTGTTGGTGACAAGGGCGGAACATTCTCGTATAAGGGATTTAGTTCTAAGGAATATTCTAGAAATTATAAACTCTACGATATTGACCTTGTCAAGCAAGATTTAATCAATCACTTCTATATTCGCAAAGGCGAAAAACTAGAAAACCCAGACTTTGGAACGATTATTTGGGACATGCTGTTTGAGCAATTTACTGAAGATGTTAAAACACTAATCGCTAAAGACGTAGAAGCTATTATTAATTACGATCCAAGAATCGCAGTAAACGAAGTGCTGATTGACAGCACAGATCAAGGTATACGAATACAAGCAGATATTACATATATTCCCTTTAATATCAATGAACGTATGACGTTTGAATTTGATAAGAATAATTCTATCATAAACTAAGCAGTTAATTTTGTTTGGTAAATATGATATAGGAACCGACGATGACAACAACTAGTAGACAAAATAACTTAATACTCAACCAGGATTGGACTAGGATCTACCAGACCTTTAAAAGCGCCGACTTCAAATCATACGATTTTGAAAATCTACGCCGCGTTATTATTACATATCTTCGTGAGAATTATCCAGAAGATTTCAATGATTATATTGAAAGTTCTGAGTATATGGCCCTTATCGATGCTGTTGCATTCCTCGGACAAAGTTTAGCTTTCCGTATCGATTTAGCATCGAGAGAAAACTTTATTGAACTAGCAGAACGTAAAGAAAGCGTTCTGCGTCTAGCACGTATGTTGAGCTACAATGCTAAACGTAATATAGCCGCTAGCGGATTGATTAAATTTTCCAGCGTAACAACCACAGAAGAAATACTAGATTCTAATGGTAAAAATTTATCTAATCAAATTGTATCCTGGAACGATCCTACTAATACCAACTGGTTAGAACAATTTATTACTATCCTTAATGCTGCCATGGCAGACAACACAGAATTTGGTCGCAGCCAAGGTTCGGCAACGATCCAAGGAATACCATCAGAACAATACAGATTTAAAACTACCAGCACAGATGTTCCTATCTATACTTTTGGTAAAACTGTCGCAGCACGATCTATGACATTTGAATTAGTCAGTACAACATTTAAAGATAGTGAAAATTTTTATGAAGAACCTCCAGTTCCGGGAAATCAATTAGGATTTGTATATAGAAATGACGGCAAGGGCCCTGCAAGTGCAAACACCGGTTTTTATCTTCTATTCAAACAGGGCAGTTTAGAGCTTGCAGATTTTTCTATAGCCGTTCCTACAACTAACGAAACAGTAGCAGTAAACAGCGCCAACATTAATAATGACGACATATGGCTGTTTGGACTTAGTGCATCAGGTGCACAGCAAACTCAGTGGACACAAGTGACTAACCTTGTTGGAAATAATATTGCCTACAACAGTATCAGTCAGAGCATTAGAAACATCTATGCAGTTAACACGAAAGAAAATGATCGCATTGACTTAGTATTTGCAGACGGAGTTTACGGTAACTTACCTCAAGGTAATTTTAGAGTATATTATCGTATTAGTAACGGATTAAGTTATACAATTGCCCCTGCAGAATTACGAGGTATTAATATTTCAATACCTTATATTAATAAAAGCGGCCAGGCACATACATTAACCGTTGGCCTAGCATTACAATATTCTGTAGCTTCGAGTGCAGCATCGGAAGATATTGATACTATCAGAACCAATGCCCCTGCGGTGTACTATACTCAGAATAGAATGATCACCGGTGAGGATTATAATCTTGCTCCTCTATCAAGTTCACAAGAAATATTAAAAATTAAATCAGTGAATAGAACATCTAGCGGCGTCAGCCGTAATTTTGAAATACTCGATGCTAGTGGAAAATACAGTAGTGTTAATGTGTTTGCTGATGATGGATTCATTTATAAAAAAGAAACAGAACGCAGCTTAACTTTCAAATTCACTGACAGAATTGATATTTTAAATTTTATTAGACAATTTATAGAGCCGGTGTTTACCGATACCGACGTTTACAATTTTTATATTACTAAATTTGATAAAGTATTATTTACAGATACCGCCACTGAATGGCAAAATGTAACCAGCGATATAAATTCATCTACAGGATATTTTAAAAATATTGTAGATAATGCATTATTAAAAGTTGGGACCTATTCGACCAGTAGCTTAAAATATCTAGCAGCAAACACACTAATTAAATTTGTTCCTCCTACTGGATATGCCTTTAAGAAAGGTAAACTAGTAACTGTAGATTCAACAGATGGCGACCAAACAGATCGACTATGGACTAAAGTAGTTAAAGTGGTCGGCGACGGTACTAATTCAGGAAGAGGAATATTAATCACAGGGCAAGGTCCTATAACATTCAGTGATCCAGTACCAACTGGAGCCATAGCCAAAAGAATAGTTCCAAAGTTTGTTAACGATTTGCCCTCTGCATTAGAAAATGAAATAGTAACACAGGTATCTCAAAAATTTAATTTTGGTCTGCGTTTTGATGTAGTAACATCTTCCTGGAAAATAATTACAGGAAGTAACTTAGACCTAACATCTAACTTTGCGTTAGGCAAAGCTGGAGACATCACCAGCAATAACATTGACAGTTCTTGGATATTAGCATTTGTTAGAGAAGCTGAACAATATACCGTACGCATTAGAGGATTAGATTATGTATTTGGTAGCGTAGAACAAAATAGATTTTATTTTGATGCGAATGAAAAACAATATAATGATACCGCCGGACAAGTTGTTAAGGATCAAGTTAAAGTTTTAGGAATCAACAGAACTAGCGATGGTGCAGCAACTCCGATCGGAAATGATTTTTCTTTTGAGATAGACGATACAATTAAATTTGATGACGGCTATGAAAGTTCTGTAGAAATTAAGATAGCATTTGCAGACAAAGACGACGACGGAGTGATCGATAATCCAGAATCATTCGAACAAATTGTTGGTGATGATGCCGCCGCAAACTTTTTATTTTTCCAAGAATATATTGACGACGTTGGAACACAAGCATATCAATTGATAGATAATTCTAGCGATTTAATATCAGTAGTCGCAAGAGAATCTCTAGTGACAATAGCCGACTACACAGACGGCCAATTAATATATTTTTATGATTCGGCAGAAAATCGTGTAAAGCGTGTTGACAAAACTACAAATACACTGGTTCTAGAAAGTTCTTATATTGGTGTATACGGTCGGAGCAATTTAAAATTCCAATACATCCATAATGCCAGCATCGATCGAAGGATTGACCCTAGCTCTAGCAATATCATGGATATATATTTGCTAACCAAGAGTTACGACGACAGCTATAGAACTTATCTATCAGGCGGCACAACAGTTGAGCCGACTGCCCCTAGCAGCGATAGTTTAAGAATTAGTTTTGGTGCAAAACTAAATTCTATTAAATCAATCAGCGATGAGATCATCTATCATCCTGTGCAATACAAAGCACTATTTGGGTCTAAAGCAGATACAAAATTGCAAGCACAATTTAAATTAGTAAAAAATCCTAGCAGAAGTATTAACGATAACGATCTTAAAGTTAGAGTAGTGACTGCAATAAATGAATTTTTTGATGTAGCTAACTGGGACTTTGGAGATAGGTTCTATCTTAGCGAGTTAGTCACTTACATATTAAATCAGGTATCGCCGGATGTTAGTAACATTGTAATCGTTCCAAGACAAACCGATCAATCATTCGGTAGCCTATTTGAAATTCAAAGCGGCCCAGATGAGGTTTTTGTAAACGCAGCGACAGTAGACGATGTTGAGATAGTATCGTCTATTTCGGCATCAGAAGTTAGACAACCAATTAACAGCATTGTAACAACAACATAATATGGCAGATAAAAAATATCCTCAAAGCGGATTACCGATCAGAAAGACAGTAGAATTACTGCCTTCGGTATTTAGATCAGATACCAATGACAAATTCATGTCGGCGGTTATTGATCCGCTAGTACAGCCCGGCGTTTTAGAAAAAACAGTCGGATACATCGGAAGAAGGTATGGCAAGACATATACCGGCACAGATGTTTATTTGGATTCCGACGAAACGTTGAGAAGTCGATATCAATTAGAACCAGGAGTAGTGGTTAAAAGCGACACCGGCAAAGTTGAAAATTTCTATGATTTTATTGATTTTAAAAATCAATTAAAATTCTTTGGCAATACCGACGAACGTGATAATCTAATAACATCACAAGATCACTATAGCTGGAATCCTCCAAAGCACTGCGATAAGTATGTTAACTTCCTCGAATGCTATTGGATACCAGAAGGTCCGCCACCGGTTGATGTATATGGTCAACCACGTGTTGTAGGCAGTCAGTACGGCGTGTCTCTCGGAACTGAAAGTTCTTTTATTTTAACCCCCGATGGATATACTAACAATCCTACCTTAACATTCTATAGAGGACAAACTTACAAGTTTAGAGTTAATTGTCCCAAGGAAGGATTTGTCATTCGTACAAATTACGACACTGGATCTTTAACCTATAATACCAACAAAGCATACTCTGTTGGACAATATGCTGTTTACGATGGAAAATTATGGAAAGCACTGGTACCAATTTTACAAGGCGACGGCAGTACAATTTCTACAGAAAATACCGATTGGGAATACGTTGAAAACATCTCAACAGGCACTTCATTAGATTATAATATCGGTGTTACAAACAACGGAATCGAAAACGGGTTTATGACATTTACCGTTCCGTTTGATGCCCCCGATGTACTATTCTATCAAGGAAAGGTAACTCCTGACCGATTTGGTCGCATTATGATAGCTAATATCGAATCGAATACATTCGTGGACGTTGATAAAGAAATTTACGGCAAGGAAACATATACCAGCGGAAACGGAGTTAAATTTA